CTTCGTATTAATAACTCAAAAGAAATAGTAAAAACCGAAGAAGAAAACACTAAAAAATTAGAAGACGATAATAAAAAGCGTTTAGCAGATTATAAAAACTACTTAAAAAATAGGCTAGATGCTGCACGTAGAATTGAAGACGTAGAAAACAGGTTACGCGAAGAAGGAATAGAAAAAGATTTAGAAATAAACCGCGATAAATTCCGAAGGGAACGTGAAGACCTAGAAAAAAACGAAAACTTAAATCGAAAAGAAAGAATAAGGCTACTACAATTAAGTAGGGAAGAAGAAGCAAAAGAAGAACAAAAAATCCGCGACAAATACGCTGAAGAAAAACGCAAAGAAGATGAACGAAGGGAAAAGGAAGCTTCAGACGCACTAAAAGAAATAAAAGTAAAAACAGGTCAAGAAACGTTAAACTTATTACAAGAACAACTTCAAGCAGAAACAGCTTTATTTATTAAAGAAAACGAAGAAAGAAAAAGAATAGAACAAGAAGCTGCGGAAAGACGAAAAAGAAATATAGAATTGACAATACAGGCTACTAGAGATAGCCTACAGATATTAGCAAATTTAACTGAACTATTTGCAGGAAAAAGCGAAGCACAGCAACGCAAAGCGTTTAAAGTTCAAAAGGGAATTAATATAGCCAACGCAACTATAGATACTTACCAAGCAGCGAACGTAGCTTTAAAAAGCGCACCCCCTCCGTTTAATTACGTAGCAATGGCAGCAGCTATTACTACAGGTATATTAAACATTAAAAAAATAGCTTCTACACAATTTGAAGGCGGAGGCGCGACAGGTGGAGGCGCAACAGGTGGAGGCGCAACAGGATTAGAAGGGGGCGGTGCTATAACGCCTGAATTTAACGTAGTAGGTGATTCGGGAATCAATCAGTTGGCGCAGTTACAACAGCAACCCGTACAGGCTTTTGTCGTTTCAGGCGATGTTACTACAGCACAAAGTTTAGATAGAAACCGAGTACAAAACGCAACACTTTAAACAAAATTAAGTTAATAAATTATGAGAATCGTAGAATTAATAATTGACGAAAACGATTTAGAAAGCGGAATAGAAGCCGTTTCAGTCGTTCAAGCCCCTGCCATTGAAGAAAACTTCATAGCGCTAAAAAAACACGAATTAGAACTAAAAGAAATAGACCAAGAAAAAAGGCTTTTAATGGGTGCTGCTTTAATTCCGAATAAAAATATATATAGACGAAATGACAAAGAAGAATACTATATCTATTTTAGCGAAGACACGGTAAGAAAGGCAAGCGAATTATTTTTAATGCGTTCCAATCAAAACAACGCTACATACGAACATGAAGAAAAATTGAACGGAATGTCTGTAGTGGAATCTTGGATTATTGAAGACGAAAATTTAGACAAATCAAAAAAGTACGGCTTTAATTTACCTAAAGGAACTTGGATGATTTCAATGAAGGTAAATAATGAAGATGTTTGGAAAGACGTAAAAGACGGAAAAGTAAAAGGCTTTAGTATAGAAGGCTACTTTGCGGATAAATACGAAATGTCAATAGAAGAAAAAAGAAAAAATAAAATTATAGAAGATTTAAAAGAATTGTTAAAAATCAATTTTAAACTATATACAGACTATCCAAAAGCAGCAAGCGAAAACGCAAAAAAAGCGTTAAGGTATGCAGAAAAAAACGGGTGGGGTTCTTGTGGAACTGCCGTAGGTAAACAACGTGCAAACCAATTAGCAAAAGGCGAACCAATAAGCGAAGAAACAATAGCACGAATGGCAGCTTTTGAAAGACACAGACAAAACAGCACTAAAGAATTAGGTGACGGCTGTGGGCGTTTAATGTGGTTAGCTTGGGGCGGTGATGAAGGTATAGCATGGGCGCAAAGAAAACTAAAACAAATAAGAAGTGAAAAATAAAAAAACATACATACCAAGCAAGTCAAGTCCTAAAGGCGGTAAACGTGGCTGCCTATGTAAAAACGGAAAATACAGCGCAAAATGCTGCAACGGAGATTTACAGGCTCAAGGCATCGGCAACGTATGAAAATGGAACAAAGATTTTATTAATCAGTTATTAGAATATAAAATAAATTAAAAAATGAAAGCAAACACAATTTTAAACAAAGTACGCGAGCTTTTAGGAATGGAAATACAATTGGCTTCCATGATGATGGCAGATGGCGTAACGAAAGTAGAAGCAGAATCTTTTGAAGCAGAAAACGAAGTAGTAGTAATTACAGAAGACGAACAGAAAATACCTGTTCCTGTAGGCGAGTACGAAATGGAAGACGGAATGATTATGGTAGTAAAAGAAGAAGGCATTATTGCAGAAATGAAAGAGAAAGAAGAAGCACCTGCCGAAGAAGAAGCGCCTGCTGAAGAAGAAGCAAAGAAAGAGGAAGAAATGGAAACAGAAGCAAAAGCACCCGTTAAAAAGACTGTTGAATCAATCGTAAAAGAAACTTTCTTTTCTGAAATGGAAACATTGAAAAAAGAAAACGAAGAATTGAAAGCTAAACTAGAAACTTTAAGCAAAGTAGAAAATAAAGAAGTTACTGAAAATGTTACTGAAGAAACTACTGAAGAAAAAACTGAACTTTCTGAAGAAGTAGAACCTATCGTTTGGAATCCTGAAAACAAGGTACAAAAAGACGGGTACAAATTCGCTAAAAAAGGCGCGAAGTCTACACTAGAAAGCATATTTGAAAAATTTAATAAATAAAAACTAATAATTAACTAAAACAAAAAAATGGCAACAACAACATCAATCACTACAACTTACGCAGGCGAATTTGCAGGTAAGTATGTAAGCGCAGCTTTATTGAGCGCACCAACTATTGAAAACGGTGGGGTAGAAATACTTCCTAACGTTAAATTCAAGGCAGTTATGCAAAAAGTAGGAACAGACGATATTTTAAAAGATGCGTCTTGCGACTTTACTGCTACTTCTACTGTAACTTTGACTGAAAGAATTTTAGAAGTTAAAGACTTACAAGTAAACTTACAATTGTGTAAAAAAGATTTTCATGACACTTGGCAAGGAATTGAACAAGGTTATTCTTCTTTTGACACTTTGCCTAAATCTTTTGCTGACTACTTAATCGGTTACACAGCTTCTAAAGTAGCACAAAGAAACGAAATTAGCTTTTGGAGAGGCGCTACTGCAACTTCAGGAGACTATAATGGAATTATGACACAAGTAGCTTTAGACGCAGGATTGCCTGCAGCTCAAGAAGTAACAGGAACTACCGTAACAGCTGCTAACGTAATTACAGAATTAGGAAGCATAGTAGATGCTATTCCTTCTGCAGTTTACGGAAAAGACGATTTACATATCTACGTTTCTCAAAACATCGCTAGAGCGTATGTAAGAGCGTTAGGTGGTTTCGGTGCTTCAGGATTGGGCGCTAACGGTACTAACGCAATGGGGACGCAATGGTATAACAACGGAAGTCTTTCTTTTGATGGCGTTAAAATCTTCGTTGCTAATGGACTTGCTGACAATACAGCTTTAGCAGCTGAAAAATCAAACTTATTCTTCGGATGTTCTTTACTTTCTGATTTGAACGAAGTTAAGGTTATTGACATGAGCGATATAGACGGAAGCCAAAACGTAAGAGTAATTATGAGAATGGCTGCAGGAGCGCAATATGCTAACGTAGAAGATTTAGTAACTTACGGAATTGTTAACGCTGTTAACCCATAATAACTAGAATAGACAATTAATGAGGGTGGTGAAATAAACGCCACCCTTTTTTTATAAACATTTAAAAACATAATACAATGGCTTGTGATATTACAAACGGCAGAATTGAGGAGTGCAAAGACAGCGTAAGTGGCTTAAAATCAGTGTATTTCATCAATTACGACGATTTAGATTCAGACGATGTAACATACGACGTTACAAATACAGACTTAATAGACACTTGGGCGCCTGCTTCACCTATTAGCTTGTACAAATACGAATTAAAAGGAAACAATTCTTTTGAAACTACTATTAATTCATCTAGAGAAAACGGAACTACTTTCTTTGAACAAACACTAGCAATTCAACTTAAAAGACAGGACATAGCGACGCACAAAAACGTGAAGCTTTTGGCTTTTGGAAGACCTAGAATCGTTGTTCGTACAATGACTGACCAATTTTTCTTAATGGGATTAGACCAAGGAAGTGACGTAACAGGCGGAACAGTTTCTTCAGGTTCTGCTTTAGGAGATTTCAACGGATATTCTTTGGAATTTAAAGCAATGGAAGTAAGCCCTGCTAACTTCTTGGATTGTTCTACAGAAGCAGCTTTAGCTACTTTGTTTGCTTCAGGCGGAACAGATGCGACAATAGTTACTTCATAGTAAACTGACTAACAACTAGAAAGGCGTAGTTTAATAGCTACGCTTTTTTTTTGCAGAAACAAAAACACGAATTTTAAGTTATTAATATATGATAGTGTTACAAGAAACAGCAAGCGAACAAACTTTTAGTTTTATACCAAGAACTGAAATATACGATTCTATGTTTTTACGTGACGACCAAAATAATACAGAAGTGGCAGTAACAATAACTAGCAGCGTACAAGGCGATTATTACCATACGATAAGCGCGGTATTTGATTTAAAACAAGGGCGTTTTTATGACCTTGTACTAAAAGACGGAACTACAATAGTTTACAAAGACAAAGTATTCTGCACTAATCAAAGCGTAGTAACTTACAGCGTAAACGATGGTCAATATACTTCACACACTTCTAACAACGATTTTATAGTTTATGAATAATTTACATTTTTTAGAACTAAACAGCTATTCAAAGCCTGAAATAAAAGAATCTAAACGAGATGAATGGGTAGAATACGGAGAGGACAATAATTACTTTCAATACTTAATTGACAGATACACGAATTCAACAACGAATAACGCCATAATAAACAGCTGTACGCGATTAATTTACGGCCGTGGTCTTTCTGCTACAGATGCTTCAAGAAAGCCTAACGAATACGCTCAAATGATGGCTTTATTTACAAAGGATTGCGTTCGTCATTTAGTAAGCGATTTAAAGAT